GCCATTTCCTATGAGGACATCGGTGTTAAGGTGCCTTATGAAATGTCCAGAGATCCCAAAACCAACGGGGGTGAGGACACGCTGTATATCAGACAGCGCAAGTGCTTTGCTCCGTTCGGCCTTTCATATGAAAAAGCCTCGCAGGCCAGCTTGTCCCCGACCGATGATGAACTTGCGAACGGCGCTAACTGGACACTGGTACACACCGGTGAAAGCAACGAGGCCGATCGTTCCTACATCAACCACAAGGCGATCCCCATTGTGCGCATTATTTCCAAAGGATAAACCAGTTAGGAGGTGCAGCCAATGGCTCTGTACGATGATGTTGTGGCCCGCCTCGCGGCTTTAGGCCACACGGTGACGGAAAGCCAGGGTGCTGCCGTTACCTACGCAATAAACCGTGCCGCCGAAACAATTAAGGCGAATATCAACCGCACGGAAATACCGGAGGGACTGTATTACACTCACGTTGATATGGCGGCCGGCCTGTTTCTCAGAGATGCGAAAACGGCCGGCCAGCTTGGTGAGAGCTTTGACTTCTCGGCTCCCGCTACAAAGATCACTGAGGGTGAGGTGGCCGTGGAATTTGCGGAAAGCAGCACTCCGGAGGCGAGGTTTGATAAAATGGTTGCAGCCATGATAAACCCGCCACAAAGCATTTATGCCGCCTTTCGGAGGCTTAAATGGTAAGTAACAGCCGCTATGGCGCAGCAATACAAAGCCTATGGCAAGGCAGATGCACTGTTACTGTACGGCAACATGAAACCAGCGAAACTACCGGCCGTACAACCTTGAGTGAGGTTGACACTCTTAGTGATATACCTTGCCGGCTTGTTTATAAGAACATAAGCCCCACCGAGCAAACCGACAGCGCCAGCACCTCCACACAACGCATTGTGCTCCTCGTGGATCCGTCAGTGAACATACCGCCCGGATCTAAAATCACAGTGACGCAAAACGGTGTAACAGCAAAATACGAGCAAAGCGGCGCTCCAGCCGTGTACTCGCACCACAAAGAAATACCGCTTGAGCTCTTTAAGGGGTGGGCGTAATGGCACGTTGGGGCAAGGCCGATTTTGAACAACTCAAAGAGCTGCAGCGCAAACTTGAAAAGCTGCAAAAGGTTGATGTTGATAAGTTTTGCACCGAGGCCTCAAAAGAGCTGGCCGCCCGGTTGCTTGCTCTCGTAATACCGCGCACACCCGTTGGCCAAAAGCCAAAGCTGCAGGGTCCTAAAACTGTAAAGGTAAAGGGCGAAAGCGGCAAGAGTAGATCGTTCTTAACGGCCGAGGCGGCCCGTATTGAGGAATACTGGGGCGGGTACATGGGCGGCACACTCCGGCGCGGCTGGGTTGCAAAAACCGAGGCTGAGGCGCAAAACGGCAAAGGATCTCCCACAGCAGTGCAAGCAGCAGAGCCTGCCGGTGCAAAAATCCGGTGGCCGCTACACCATACAGGTTGTAAACCCCGTGAAATATGCCAGCTATGTTGAATTCGGACACAGACAAACACCCGGCCGCTATGTACCTGCGCTCGGAAAGCGGTTAAAAGAGGGCTGGGTTGACGGGCAATATTTCTTGACATTATCCGAGGAGGAGTTAGAACGTATTGCACCGTCTATGTTGCAGGCTAAGCTCGACAAATTTTTACGGGAGGTTTTTAATGATGGCTGAGTTATCATACAACAGCGTTTTTGACGGCGTAAGCCTTGCGTTACACGCTGCGTTTCCTGCCGCACGCATACATGATCGCACTGTTAAGCAGGACCTTATCCCCGGGGACTTCAATGTGCTGCCACTTTCCACAAACCACTCCGGGCAGCTTGGCGCCAGAGCAAAACGGAGCTTCACCTTTGACGTGATTTATTATCCGACCGAGGCAGGCGGGCGCGCGGAGTGCTTGGAAAAAGCACACGCATTGCCGGCTGTGCTGAGTACCATAACAACTCCCGGAGGCGATAAAGTACACTGTAATGGCTTTGAATACACTATTGAGGATGACGTGCTGCACTGCATTGTAAGCTATCCGCATTTTGTGTATAGCCATGCCACTGAGGAACCCATGGAAACGCTACAAACCATTTAGGAGGTTTTTATATGGCAGAAAAAAAGAATAAGGAGGCGCCGGCTTTTACTAAGGGCCAGCTGCTTGCCTCTAAAAAGTATGCCAACCGCCGGGACATTCTCAATGCCCTGCTTGCGGATGGCAAGACATACACCACAGCGCAGGTTGATGCGCTAATCGAAAAATACATGAAAGGACCGGTGAAATAATATGGCACATGGCGGCGGCATCTGGCTCACCCAAAACAAGGGCTTGCCCGGTAGCTATATCAATTTTACCAGCTTGGCTAAAGCGAGCGCCGCATTATCCGACAGAGGAATTGCAGCGGCGCCTTTTGAGCTTGACTGGGGGCCGGAGGGCACTATTTTTGAGGTGACATCCGGCGATTTCCATAAAAACAGCAAAATCATTTTCGGTTACGTTTATGACGCACCGGAAATGCTTGCACTACGTGAAATATTTAAGCACGCCACAAAGGTATTGTGCTATCGTTTAGGTAGCGGTGGCGTGAAAGCATCTTGCGCTCTCGGTACTGCCCGGTACCCCGGAAAGCGTGGCAACGATATTTCAATCGTTGTTACCGCCAACGTGGATAACGATGATCTGTTTGACGTCAGCACTTATGTTGGCGGGGTTTTCTTTGAAAGGCAAACCGTGGCAGACGCCTCCAACCTCGAGGATAACGAGTTTGTTGTATTCAATAAGGCCGCAAATCTTGACGACACGGCGGGCATGAGCCTCACAAACGGCTCTAATGGTGCGATTACCGGGGAAAGCCACGAGTCTTTCCTTGATAGCCTTGAGAGCTATTCCTTTAACGCTCTTTGCTGCCCGGCCAGTGAGGCGCAGACCATTGGCTTGTATGTAAGTTTTACGCAGCGTATGCGTGATGAACAAGGCGCAAAATTCCAGCTCGTTGCATACCAGCCCACCAGTGCAGATTATGAGGGCGTTATTGGCGTTTGGAATGACGCTGAGCATCCCACCATTGAGGGCGTTGATCCGCAAATGCTTACGTACTGGGTAACAGGTGCGCAAGCGGGTGTTGCGGTCAATAAGTCACTCACCAATGCTATTTATGACGGTGAGCTCACTATTGACGTTGACTACACCCAAACGGAGCTTGAGGACGCGCTCAGAGCGGGAAAATTCATTTTCCACAATGTAAACGGCAAGGTGCGTGTGCTTGAGGACATCAACAGCCTTGTAACTCTTACGGACGAAAAAGGCGATATTTTCCAGAGCAACCAGACCATAAGAGTGTGCGATCAGATCGCAAACGATGTGGCGGTGCTGTTCAGTACCCGCTATGTTGGTGTGGTACCGAATGATGCCTCCGGACGTGCAACGCTTTGGAATGATATTGTCAAACTCATACAGGAGCTGGAGCGCATCCGTGCGGTTGAGGACTTTGACACCGACACGGTACACGTGGAGGTTGGGGACAACAAGCGTGCAGTGCTGTTGACCATCAACGGCCTTAATATCGTAAACGCAATGTCCCAGCTCTATATGAGCGTTATCATTCAGTAAGGAGGTAGCACAACATGACTGATACAAAGGTAATGGCCATACATGACGCACCGGTTGCCAAATTTGCTGAGGTTTTTGTCACGCTTAACGGCAATCGGTACACCATGCTCATGTGCAAAAACTTTGAGGGCAAGGCCAGCATTTCCACGCAGGACGTGCCCCGCATGGGATCCATCGTCATGGGTAAAAAGCCCACCAGTGTTGAGATCTCATTCACAATGACGATCTATAAATGCACCGAGATATTTGACGATGTCCTTGATACTTTCATTAAAACGGGTGTTATGCCGACTATGGACATCCAGATCTCTAATGATGACCCGGCTACGTCCATGGGCCGCAGCACTAAGGTTTTCAATAACTGCGTGCTTGACGGTGACGTGCTGCTTTCGTTGGCCGGCTCCGAGGATGATTTCATTGAGCAGGAGATCAGCGGCTTTGCAAGCAGCATAACCCGCCCCGAAAAGTATCGTAACCCCAGCTATATGTAAAAATCATAAGGAGGTATTACCACAATGGCAAATTCTTTAAGCGCCTTTATGGCGCAGAACGCTAAACAGGTTGAAAACCGCAAAATTGTTGCCTCTAAGCGCTTTATTGGCGCGGACGGTAAGCCTGTGGAATGGGAGATCCGCGCCATTTCCGCAAGCGAAAACCAAAAGCTCCGAAAAGCCTGCACACGCAATGTGCCGATCGCCGGCAAACGCGGGCAGTTTACACAGGAATTTGACGCGCAGGCCTACCAGGCAAAAATCGCGGTGGCCTGCACTGTTTTTCCCAACCTCAATGATGCTGAGCTGCAGGAAAGCTACGGCGTTATGGGCGCGGAGCAGCTAATCACCACTATGCTTACGTTTGGTGAGTTTGACGAGTATGTTTCCGCGATCCTGGACCTTAACGGTTTTTCTGATATGCAGGAGCTTGTTGACGAGGCAAAAAACTCATAACGGAGGGCGATCCAGAGGCAAATTATGCCTATTACGCCCTCCACAAATTCCACTGGACGCCGCGCCAGTTTTTAGAGCTGGATCCGTACGAAATGGCCTTTGTCGTTGCAGCCATTGACGTAAGGATCGAAAAAGAAAAGCAGGAGGCTGCGTCTGTTAAACGTAAAGCACAAAGACGGAGGTAACATTGCCCCAGAAAGGAGGCGCGCATGGGCGCAGTAAGATCACAACTAATTATAAATGATGGGATGACGGCCGCTCTGAAACGCATCAACCGCGCAATGGGGCTCGTTCTTAACAACTTCGAGGCAGTACAGCGAGCGGCCGGCCGAGCTATTGACACACAGCATATAGCAGCCGCACGTCAAGAGATCGGCCGGGCCAACGCTGCCTTGGATGAAATGGAGGAAAATTACCGCCGTTGCACTCAAGAGCAAGAGCGCTTAAACGATAATATTTCAGACGGCGCCGGCAAGGCCGGTACTCTGCTCAGCAAGGTTAATGGTATTGTCGGAGCATATTTAGGCATACAGGGCGTAAAAGCTCTTGTGGGCCTATCTGATGCTCAAGCACAAACAGAGGCCAGGCTTAACCTGCTTGTTACTGATGGCGGCAGCATTGATGAGCTCGAGAAAAAGATACACGCCTCGGCAATGCGTTCTCGGGCTGCATATTTGGACACAGCATCCGCTGTGGCTAAACTCGGCTTAAACGCCGGCAATGCCTTTGATCACAATATGGACCAGGTAATTGCCTTTATGGAGCAGGTAAACAAACAGTTTGCCATTGGGGGCGCCACAGCCCAGGAGCAAAGTAATGCCATGATACAGCTTACACAAGCAATGGCTGCCGGCGCGCTAAGAGGCGAGGAGCTTAATTCAATACTGGACAGCGCCCCGGGAATTGCACGCGCCATAGAACGTTATATGGGCGCTGCAGAGGGCTCCATAAAAAGCCTTGCCGAGGATGGTAGGATAACTGCCCAGGTGGTTAAAAATGCAATGTTCGCAGCAGCAGACGAAACCGACGCCAAATTTGCGAGTATGCCTATGACGTGGAGCCAGGTATGGACAATGGCGGGCAATATCGGCCTGCGGGCATTGGATCCGCTGCTAAAGGCCGTAAATTGGTTGGCCAATAACACCTCCATTATCGGGCCTATGGTCCTGGGACTGGGGAGCGCGTTTCTCGTGTTTCAAGTTGCAGCGCATTGGACGCAGATCGCAGCTTTCTTTACAGGCCTATACAATGGGGTAGTAAATTTGCTTTCAATCGGTTTTGGCGTCTTGCGCGGAAGTACCGCCGCTGCATCGGCCGCGCAGTTTACATACAATTCTGCATTGCTGGCGTGCCCGGTAACATGGATCATAATGGCCATAATGATCATAATCGGGTTGCTGTATGGGGTTATTGCAATCATTAACAAAGTAACAGGCTCCAGCATTTCAGCCACGGGCATAATTGTTGGAACATTAGCAGCTGCGGGGGCTTTCATATGGAATTTGGTGCTCGGTGTATTGGAGTTTATACTCGGCGTTATCAATTATCTAATAAACCCATTTATTGAAATCGCCAATTTCATTGCAAATGTTTTCAAAAACCCGGTGAGCTCAATTATTTACCTATTCCAGGGCATGGCCGATAACGTACTGGCTATTTTACAGAAAATTGCCTCTGCGCTTGATTTTGTCTTTGGTTCAAATATGGCCGACACCGTGCAGGGCTGGCGTGACGGGTTAAAGGGAAAAGCTGATGCTCTTGTAGAAAAATATGCACCCAATGAAAACTATCAAAAAGTAGTGAGTAACTTGGATCTTTCGGTTGAGGGCCTCGGCTTGAGCCGGATAAAATACTCTGACGCATGGAACGCCGGTTATTCAGCTGGTGAAAACCTGGGGGCGTCCCTTGGCAATATGTTTAACATGAATGATACTTTAAGCAATGCCCTTGAAACAGGCGGCGTAATATCCGATATTGCCGATAACACGGACAGTATAGCCTCCAGCCTGAATAAGACTACTGAGGAGCTGGCTTACTTACGCGACATTGCCGAAAAAGAGGCTATAAACCGCTTTACCACAGCCGAGGTTAAGGTTGAGCTGGGCGGCATTACAAACAACGTGGCGGCCAATACTGACCTTGACGGCGTTATTGGGTATTTAGCTGATGAATTGCAGGAGGCGCTTATCACCGCAGCAGAGGGGGTACATTACTAATGAGCTATAAATGCTATTTAGACGGTGTGCTCATGCCCGAAACACCGGCTAAGCTAATGGTTAAAATCAAGGGTAAAAACACCACTCTCACCCTGCTAAACGAGGGGGAGATCAATTTTTTGCGTACGCCCGGGCTCACGGAAATTTCCCTCCCGCTTACATTCCCTATGCTGTCCGGAGCGAGATCCCCGGACTATTACCTTGACATACTGGAAAAGCTCAAGACCCAAAAACGCACAACTCAGTTTGTTTTAACCCGCACCTCCCCGAGCGGCAAACTACTTTTCGATACTAATATCAAAGTAAGCGTTGAGGACTACACCATAAGCGAAAACGCCAACAATGGGTTGGACGTAAGCGTTGACGTGGAGCTCAAGCAATACAGAGATTACAGCACCAAAACCGTAACCGTGGAAACCACGGCCACAAGAACTGCAGCTAAAACAGTAACGGTTACAACGGAGCGGCCGGCCACAACCGCACCCAAAGCCACTACCTACACCGTGAAAAAAGGTGACACGCTTTGGGGCATAGCAAAAACATTCCTCGGAAATGGAGCAAAATACAACCAGATATTTGAGGCCAACAAGGGGATTATTAAGAACCCTAACCTCACATATCCGGGGCAAGTATTGCGATTACCTCAATGACGTACGAGCTCTTTATACGACACGAAAAAACCTTGATGTTTCCCCCTATTGTTGACGGTGTGACAATAGAGTGGGAACGTCAAGGCCAACCTGGTAAATTAACCTTTGAGATTGTTAAAACGGCCAACCTCAGCTTTGAGGAGGGTGATGCCTGCCGCTTTTCAGTGGATGGCACACCTCTTTTTTGCGGCTTTGTGTTCGATAAGTCAAGATCCGGCGATAACCCGGACGTCATAAAGGTTACTGTGTACGATCAGCTCTATTACCTAAAAAACAAGGACACTTACATATACAGTAACAAGACCGCAACCGAGGTTGTAAAAATGATCGCTGAGGACTTCGGGCTAAATCTTGGCACCTTGGAGGACACAGGCTATAAAATTGCCAGCCGGACGGAGGAAAACACAAGCCTCTTTGATATTATTCAGAACGCCCTGGACGAAACGCTCAAGGCCAAAACTGAAATGTATGTACTTTATGACAAGGCCGGCAAATTAACTTTGACAAATATCAGCAATATGAAATTAGGCCTTGTGATAAATGAGGACACAGCCGGAAATTACGACTACAAAACCAGTATTGCTAAAAACATACAACAGAATTAAATTGCTTTATGAGGACAGCAACTCCGGCTCCAGGCAGGTTTACATAGCACAAGACAGCTCAAACATTAACAAGTGGGGCGTGTTGCAGTATTATGAAAAACTGAACGACGCTACCAACGCAAAAACAATGGCTGATGCTATGCTTAAACTGTATAACTCAAAAACTCGCTCTTTAACCGTAAAAAACGCGCTTGGAGATATACGAGTAAGAGCCGGTACACTTTTGGTTGTCATACTCGGATTGAGTGACATAAACCTTTCCAACTTCTTAATGGTTGAACAGGTAAAGCACACTTTCAAGGACGGTCAGCACCTCATGGAGCTGAAATTGCGAGGTGATAACTTTGTCACTTAGTGCAAACACCCTTATAAAAGCGGTCAAGCAGGCCGCTGTTGACGCTGTACAAGCACAAAAACCTATGGCCATAGTTTTGGGAGAGGTTGTTTCCGTATCGCCTCTGAAAATCAGCGTTGACCAAAAAATGACGCTCACCTCTGCGCAGCTTATCCTCACTAATGCCGTGCGTGATTTCACAGTCAGCATGACCGTGGATCATAATACTGATTATGCAAGCGGCGGATCCGGTGATGAGGCTTTTGCCTACCATCGGCACGCCTATTCCGGTACTAAAAATTTTACGGTGCACTTAGCCCTTAAAAAAGGTGAAAAGGTGATCATGCTGCGGTGTGATGGAGGGCAAAAATTCATAGTCTTAGACAGAGTGGAGGCGCCCAGCTAATGGCAACAACATTATCTTTTTTGCCGAATACCGGCGATGATCTTAATCTGATTGAATTCAGCATAGCGCAGTAGCCCAGTTATACCTATAAGCTGGACATTGAAAAGAACAGAGTAAAAGGTATGACAGACGGGGCAGATGCTATGCTGCAGACCATTTACCTAATATTAAGCGTTGAACGGTATGCCTACCCTATATACTCATACAATTACGGTGTTGAGCTTGAGGATCTTATCGGCAAGCCAAAAGACTACGTAATGAGTGAGGTAAAACGGCGCATAACCGAGGCGCTTACACAGGATGACCGCATTAACAGCGTGGATGGCTGGGAATTCAGCACGACAAAAAAATCCGTAATTGTCACTTTCACAGTGCACACAATTTACGGTGATGTGGTGGCAACAAAGGAGGTGGATGTATGAGCTTGTTTACTAACCAAACCTATGAAAATTTACTTGCAAGCGCGCTATCGCGTGTGAGCCCGGCGCTGGATAAGCGCGAGGGCTCAATGGTGTATAACGGAATTGCTCCGTCAATGGCTGAATTGGCGCAGCTGTATATCGGCCTGGACTTTGTTTTCACCGCCACATACATTGCGACCGCTCCGCGGGAGTACCTCATAGAACGCGCAAAGGACCGGGGCCTTTCCCCGAAACCCGCCAGCCCGGCGGTATTTCGCGCTGAATTCAATATTGAGGTTCCTGTCGGGTCCCGCTTTTCTTGCGAGGATCTCAACTTCCGCGTAACGGAACGCATGGCAGACGAGGACACCGACACTGGCCTCAGCCACCGCGTTGTTTGCGAAACCGCAGGCACCGTGGCAAATAACTATTTTGGCACGCTCATTCCTATTGATTATATTGACGGCCTCACTTTGGCCAACCTGGTTGAGCTCCTGGTTCCCGGGGATGACGAGGAGGACACGGATGTATTTAGGCAGCGCGTGCTTGACGCTCTGCAATCGCAGGCTTTTGGTGGCAACCAGGCAGACTATAAAGCCAAAGTGCTTGAAATTGAGGGCGTGGCAGCCGTTAAGGTACACCCGGTATGGAACGCTGACGTTTCCCCGGCCGACCTTATACCCTCTGAGGACGTGCAAACCTGGTTTGAGGGTGGTATGAGCGGCGTGTCCGATCCGGCTGTGCAAGATTGGATCACGGCCGTATATAATGCCGCTAAAGACAAAAAGCTGACGGTGGGCGGCACCGTACGGCTGGTTGTAATGGCTGCCAACAACTCCACTCCGTCTGCAGAATTGCTGGATCTGATCCGATCAAAAATTGACCCGGTACAAAACGCCGGTGAGGGTGCAGGCCTGGCGCCCATCGGGCACGTTGTCACGGTAGACGGCGTGGATCTTACCGAGGTTGAAATAAGCTCAGATATTACACTTGCCTCGGGGTACACTTGGGAGCAGGCCAAAACCAGTATAGACGCTGCCGTTAGAAAATACTTTGACGAATTGGCCGAGGCTTGGGAAAGCAGCAAAAATTTAGTGGTGCGCATATCGCAAATAGAAAGCCGGATCCTGTCCGAGTGTGCTGTGTATGTAACAGATATAACCGGCACAACCTTAAATGGCGTAGCAGCCAATTTAACACTTGACGAGGACAGCATACCCGTGCTTGCATCAGCGGGGGTAACGAATAATGGATAGAAAACTCATTGACTACCTCCCGCCCGTTTTACGTTCGGTTTTGGAATTCATGGCCATAACGGATGCGCAGCAGCCCGAAATTGAGAAAGCATGGGACGCGCTCCAGCTCGTTATGGATAATCAATTCATTGACACGGCCACAGAGGCCGGCGTTGCCGTATGGGAAAAAGAACTCAACATAACGCCGTCCAGCACTGAAACATTGGAGGAACGTAAACAACGCATTAAAATTGCATGGACTTACGGTGTTGTGTACACGTACAACTGGCTTGTTGGCTGGCTAAAACCGTCCTGCGGAGAGGACAACCCGCCGCCGACCATTGACAATTATGTGCTCCATACAGTACTGCCCGTGTCCGTGGACTATATGCACATCCTGGATGATATGCGGCGTTATGTGGCTGCAAACGTGCTGATTGACCCCCTCATATTGCTTACCAAAATAAAAACTCCGCACTATGTTGGTGCGGCTTTTCGGCGCGCTATAAGGCAAACAATGATCACGCCCTCCTGGGAAATGAGCAACATATATCTGCTCACGGATGAAAACGGCGCTGTGCTCATGGAGGAGACCGAAAGCAAAATCTTATTTGAGGAGGTATCGTCTGCATGATCCCTAATTTAACTGACGCCGGTAAAAACCTGCTTTTGCGTGCGCTAACCGGTGAAACCATTAACTTTACAAAAATCCAAATTGGAAATGGTGAGGCGCAAAATCCCAGAGAGGCCACAGCGCTTGCCAACCCGATAATGACCATCCCCATATCAAATATAAGTATCGGGGAGGATTATGTAACACTAACGGGCTTGTTTACCAACAGCACCGTTACAAACGGCTTTCACATTACTGAGGCCGGCTTTTTTGCTGAGGACCCGGACGATCCCGGCAATGAGATATTATATGCCCTGGGTAACGAGGACGAAAGCACAGCCGACTATGTACCGAGCAACACCAACCGAATATTGGAAATGGAGCTTGACGCTCTTATTTTTATCGGTGACGCCGAAAACGTGACTGCGGCTATTAACAGCTCTCTGGTGTACGCCACCGCTGCGGATTTTAATACTCACACCGGCAACACTTCAAACCCGCACGGGGTTACAAAGGCACAGGTGGGGCTCGAAAACGTGCCAAACGTGGCCACAAACGATCAGACACCTACCTACGAAACGGCCAGCACCTTTGCCACTCTCACCTCGGGCGAAAAGCTCTCAACGGCCTTTGGTAAAATTAAGCTGGCCATTACAAACTTGATAAATCACATTAACAACCGGAGCAACCCTCACGGCGTTACTGCCGCGCAAACCGGTGCGGCTGCTCAATCTCATACACACAGCACCGTTGATATTAACGCCGGCGTTTTGTCACCGCTGCGTGGCGGTACGGGCCTTTCCAACCCGTCCTATGGCGGCCTGCTGAAAAGCAACGGAGCGGACGCTCTGCAGCTCATAAAGGGCGTGGGCGCACTGTTTGCCACCACTTCCGGCAATCCGCAGTTTGGCACGCTCCCCATCTCAATGGGCGGTACCGGTGTTACATCCTTAAACGATCTTATTGCCTTAGTGGCAAGCAACCTTTTTGTAACAGGCGTTTATGAAGGTAACAACGTACAAGGCCGCATAATTGATCTTGGGTTTTACCCGAAAGCGGTTTTGCTCTTTGATGCCGAGGGCAACACACATCATGACGTGGACGACCTGCACGGAGGCTTGGCACTCCGCGGCTATAACGTAATTAGCCGCCATGCATCTAATACGTACATAACCACATGGAGTGACTATTATTGTGTGCTCGGCATCGTAGGCAATGGCTTTAAGGTAAACCAATATACAAGTAATGAAATACGGTCAAACGAAAGTGGTCATTACTATTACTACATTGCATTAAGATAAGGAGGGCAAAAGATGATCAGTAAACTTAGGCAGGGCAGTACATACCTTGTTGACGCCGAGGGTGTGTACACGGAGTATGTATATGACACGATCGCAGAGGTAGCCAACCTACCCACCGGCAAGAATTCTGACAGCATAGACCGGCCGCGGCCAGGCAGCACCGCAGTTATAGCCGAGGCCGGCATGGTTTATGTGCTATCGAATGAGCGTGAGTAGGTTGCTTTAATCGGGTGATGCTTTATGGATACAAGCGTACGCCCGATTGAAAATAACCCTATTACTCTTTTGCTCTTATGGCACCGCGGCGTCACTCCGGAGCCACCAGAGGGCTTTGAGTTTATTGCCGATGAAAACAATAAGCTCCTGCGCGATGAGCGGGGAGCTTATCTTTTAGAGATTAGTAAGGAGGAATAAACCACATGGCAAATACTATTTCAGTAATTGAAAAGCCGATCCCCGATGAAGTAAGCGAAAAGGCGTATGTATTGGGTGTACAGCCCGATGCAAACGGCCTGCAGGCGCTCTATCGTCTGCCGCTTGGCAGTGTCCGCGCAAACGATACCAACGACCTTTTTATTGTGCCGATTTTGATTGAAAAATACGGTGCAAAAGCGGCGTTTAAGATGTTTATAGAGGCCAATGCACAAAGCAAAGACAGCAGCCTTGCAGACATTGCAGACCGCTTTTATAGAGCGGCCGCCAAAACCATTGATGCGACATATACGACCGAATTTTACAAATACACCACCAGCAACAGCCCCGTAGGCACAAAGCTGGATGACAACGCTACACTGACCTGCACACCCAGCACCATTGCCTCACCCGGCACGGATGACTATGCAGATCTTACGCTTTTTATGACGCATGACGTCAATTATACGATTGACCCAGACACGCTGGAGCCGGTGATCCATGCCATAAAAGATGTGTACGGCGAGTTTTCTTACACACCAGAGGACAGCTTTGTTGGTGTTATGCAAATGACTGGCTGGGTGCGCCGTACCTCGACAGAAACCACTAAAAAGGTTGAATACAGGGCGCAAAAAACGGAGGGCTTTGAGCCGCTACCGGAGGCTGTCAGAGCGTCAGACAACTCAGTGCGCGCCTTTGTTATCCACGCAAAATATGCTGCTGGTTATAACACAGCCGGCAAGCTGTCCAGCATTTCTGGAGTACAGCCTGCTACCTTGAGGACAGGGTCAGCAGGATCAACCTCAATTAGCCATGACGGCCAAATTGCCAAGTGGCGTGAGTGGGGCAATCAGTATTGCGGATCGTCACTCTGTGATAACGCTTTCCTCCAGCTCATGCTTGAGATCAAGTATGCAAGCCTCGGCAGCGTCAGTGTAATGAGCGGCTGCCGCTCCTATTCTACCTCTTACACCGCCGCTGTTTCGGAAAATGACGTAAGGCGTATTATTCTTACTCCTGCACAAGCCGCTTTCTTTGTTGTTGTTAGCCGGGTATCGCTTGGCACCGAAACAGACCGCTCAAAAGCCACTTGCTATGATGTGTGCGACATTACAACCATTGAAAGTATAGAGGACGTCACCATCGAGGGAACAGCCTACAAGGCCATAAATTTGGCCGCTGAAAATGCTTTTAATACGGTTGCAGATGTCACAAACATTATACCGCAGCCGTGGCTTACAGGTGCCACAGATGACGTACCGGGCAACGATGGCAGCCCATATAACAACACGAGCGGCAAAGAACCCTTTAAGCTCCAGGGCATTGAGGTAATGCTCGGTATGTACGAAGTAGCTGCCGATATTACCCTGTACGAGGACGCAGTGAACGGCTACACAGTATACGCCAACCGCAAAGCCGCTGAAATCGCCAGCGGTAACGCCGGCACTAACCCGGTTACACTCGGCACCATCCCCAAAGAAGAAACAGCAGCTTGGAAGTACAACGCGGAGCTTAACTGGGATGAAAACAGCCAGGAAAAATACATGATACCCACCCTGTTTGATGGCGGCACCACAACGGGTTACAGATCAGCAACATACCGAGATGCACAGAGCACCATTGGCTGGCGTCAGTGGCTGGCCTTTGGTTATCTGTACGTTGCCGGCGTCAGCGGCCTGGCTTGTGCTGCTCTGAGCCTTGGCCTCGGTTACGGTTACTGGTTCATCGGCGCCCGCGCGAGTGGAACCGGTGGAAACCGGGGTGAATACACGGCGGCGTAAGCCGCCGTGTAGAGGGGCGGTCAGCCCCTCATACAGGGATGTACTGTGGACCCTTGTGCCCTTTGTCCCTGCTGTGGCAGGCCTTTGGTAATCTGAACAATGCCGGCAACAGCGGCCTGGCTTGTGCTAATCTGAACAATGGCCTCGGTAACGGTAACTGGAACATCGGCGCCCGCGCATCTGGTAAGATCCTTATTTTTCATTGCGCAGTACATTCCTTGGGCTAACAACCCAAAAATTGAGCTTGAACCGGCACCGCAAGGAGGAGTGGAATTATAAGGCCGCTCTTGGGGTTAGTAGAACAAACCGAAAGCCCTTGTGCTCAACCAGACGATACTTAGGAGGGGTTTTGTGAGAACATACTGTAAAGGTATTGATCTAACTGATCCCGATACAATAGAGCCGTGGGTAAGCCTCTGTATAAACGACCCGAAAAAGCGAAACCGCCAGGGTTTTATTCGGCTCGTGGCCAAATACGGAGGCGCCCACGGTATTGCGGTAGAAATAACGGAGCGCATAAAAGCCCGTGATCTTGACCTGCCGCCTATACACTATCGTAACCGGGTGGATAAGAGCAGCGGAAAGCTCCGCAGGCTCGGTATTGAAAGCGCAATGCAGCAGTGTATGAATTATGTTGCAGTGTTTGCGCTCATGCCAATGTTAAAAGCAAAGGTTGGCCCGTTCCAGTGTGCAAGCATACCTGGGCGCGGCCAAATTTATGGGAAAAAGGCGCTTGAACGATGGATCAGACGAGATCCTAAAGGCACCAAATACTATGACAAAATGGACGTGCACCACTGCTTTGAAAGCATAAGCCCGCGCACGATCCGGAAACTGCTTGAACGCGATATACATAAAAATCCAACACTTATATGGTTTGTGCTTGCTCTTATAGGCACGTATGAAAAAGGCCTTTCAATAGGCAGCTTTTTAAGCCAGTGGCTGTGCAATTATGTGATGTCCTATGCTTACCATTACGCCACGGAACAGCTTTATAAAACGCGCAGAGGCAAGCGGAAAAACCTTATAAACCACATCCTCATGTTTATGGATGACGTGTATATCACTTCCGGCTCAAAGCACGATCTGAAAATGGCCGTAAAAATGCTGGAGCAATATTTCCATGATGTCCTCGGCCTAACGATAAAACCCACACACCATATTAAGCAGACGGACAAAGAACCGCCGGACATGATGGGCTATGTTGTGGCCAGGGATCATACCACAATACGTGCCCGGACATTTATACGTGCTCGGAGGGCCTTAATAAGGGCATGGAGGCGAATACAGGCCGGGCTGCATATCTATCTGCAGAACGCCCGCCGGATCGTGTCATATCAAGGCTATTTTAAGCACACCAATTCTCACAATGTCGCAAAGACCTTACACCTTAAAGAGGTGTTTAAGGCTGCAAGAAAAACAATAAGCCGAGAGGCTAAAAAAGGAGTGGCTAAACATGATAACAAAAGCGTTTTACACCGAGCGCCCGGACAGCATCAAGTATATGCTCTTGCCCTCCGGTGAGGCTGATCTTTGGTTACGCAAAAACATTACCCAAATTTCAGACAGCGAAACCGGCGCGGTAGGATATGGGGCAGACGAGGCGTATATGCGTACATCTGCAACACAGGAGGACGTGGCAGCGGACTTTGAAACCTGGTTTGAAACCGCAGCTGCTTGGCAGGTACCTCAGCCGAAAAAGCCTCCGACCCAGGAGGAGCGCATTGCGGCTCTGGAGGCCGAAAATGCGGAGCTCAAAGAAAAGCTAAGCATTACAATGGACGCCGTGGACTATATCCTTTTAGGCGTTGACGAGGAGGTATAATCATGGCCAGATATTTTGCAATGCGCATTGAAATGGGGGCTCTGGATTATAACCTTGTTATATCCAAATACCCGCAATACAAGGAGAGTATTGACGAGATCCTCATAACAGACGGGTATATTATCACAACCGATGGTAAAGTAATTAAAGCGTAAGGAGGGGGCGTCACTATGGCTGACAACAACACACAGGATATTTTAATAAAACTCACGGAGGTGGACGCCCGATGTAAGTCAAACACGCACCGCTTGGATGAGGTTGAAAAAAAGCAGGCCGACAATGACAAGCTGCTCACCAGCATTGCGTTGATAGCCCAAAGACAGGACACCATCGATAATGATATTAAGGAAATAAAATCAGACGTCAAAAACTTAACCAGTAAATCAGCTAAGCGGTGGGAAAATGTGGTTGACAAAATCATCCTCGCTGTGGTTGCAGCCCTGGTGGCGTATGTGTGTACACGTATAGGGCTCGGCTAATAATGCAGCTCCGTGGAGCTGCTTTAATTTTTAAGGAGGATCAATTATGACATTAAAGAAATGTATTCTAACCGCAAACGACTGTTACAAGAAAGGCACAAAGATGACCGGTGGAAAGCCTACCGGCATCGTTGTACATTCCACGGGGGCAAACAATAAAACCCTAAAACGTTATGTACAACCGCTTAAAACTGATCCCGACTATGCAGAGATCATTGCCGACATTGGCACAAACCTCTATAACAACCACTGGAATATGTCGGCCGCGCAAATGGGGCGTTCAGTATGTGTTCATGCTTTCATAGGCGTAAATGCTGCCGGCAAGGTTGAAACATACCAAACCCTCCCGTTTGATATTTGTTGCTGGGGTGTCGGCTCCGGATCCAAAGGATCCTATAATTACAACCCTACCGCAAGGGTGCAATTTGAGATCTGCGAGGACGGGCTGAACGATGAGGCCTATTTCACAGCAGCCATGAAAGAGGCTCAGGAGTTTTGCGCTTACCTCTGCAAGCTGTACGGTTTTGGCGTGGACAAAATCAGCAGCCACCATGAAAGCTACCTTGCCGGGTACAGTGGAAATCATGGTGACTGTGATCACTGGTTAAAGCGTTTCGGCAAAACAATGGACTGGTTCAGAGCGGAGGTACAAAAGCTGCTTGATGCAGATAAGCAGCCCAGCACACCTGCAGGCACATTGTACCGGGTACAAACAGGTGCCTTTGGCAACAAAGCAAATGCGGATGCCCTTGCAAGCAAGCTAAAGGCAAAAGGCTGTGACACATACATTGTGACGAGCGGAGGGCTCTACAAGGTACAGGTTGGTGCATACAGTAATAAAGCTAACGCTGAGGCCATGTTGACTAAGATTAAAGCAGCCGGTTTTGATGCCTTTATCAC